TAATAAGCACGTAAATCAAGAAGATTTAATTATCTCTACAACCTTAAATGGTTTACATTCAGACTCAGCTACTACTTTATCTCTTACTTCGACTACTGGCTTAGATAGTGCAGGTAAAGTATATATAGGTAATGAAGAAGTAACATATACTGCTGTTAGTGGCAACGACATTACTGGCTGTACTCGTGGTGCAAATAGCACAACTGCTGCTGCTCACGCTAGTGGTGTAGTTGTAACACAATTCGATGACGGTGGCGTACCTACGCACGTTGTTCGAACCTTAGACAATAATTATTTATTGTATCCATACCCTACCAAATCCTTTGTAGTAAAGTTTGATTATTTTACATTCCCTGCGGATATGTCAGCGCACGGGGATACTACAACTATTCCTGATCGATTTGCAGCAGTTATTGTTGACGGAGCTACTGCTTTTGTGTATCAGTATCGAGGAGAGGTACAGCAGTATGGTATAAACTTTACACGGTTTGAACAGGGCATAAAAAATATGCAAACTTTGTTAGTTAATAAATATGAATATGTTAGATCTACATACTTGCCAGGTAATGCAAGAGGTGGTTTTAGCTCCTCACTCAGAGTAAATTAATGCCAGATAATTCACAAACAAGCCCTGCCGCATTTAATTGTGAGGGAGGTTTAGTACTAAACAAATCTACGTTTTTAATGCAACCTGGTGAGGCTTTAGAGCTACGTAACTTTGAACCTGACATTGAAGGTGGGTATAGACGAATAAGTGGCTTTTCTAAGTACGTTAGTGCTGTAGTACCTATTACGTCTTCTTCGACAGAAAAAGTACTAATGGTTGCTTCGTTTGGTGATGTTGTATTAGCTGCTAGGGGTACAAGTATATATAGTGCAACTCCTGGTGGTTCTAGCTGGACATCAAGAGATTCAGGTAGAACAAGTGCCGCTAAGTATAACTTTGAAAGATTTAACTTTGACGGCACAGATAAGATAGTTGTTGTTGATGGAGCCAATGCCCCTACAGTATTTAACTCATCATTAGCTGCTACAGATGTAAGTGAAAGCACAGTTTCTGGTTCTAAGTTTGTTGCATCATTTAAGAACCATATGTTCTATGCAGGTAAGTCAACAACTAAACAAGAAGTTATATTTAGCCAACCGTTTGACGAAGATGCATTTAGTAGTGGTTCAGGAGCAGGTAGTTTTAAAGTTGACGATACTGTAGTTGGACTTAAAGTTTTCCGTGATGATTTATTTATATTTTGTGAGACACGTATATTTAAATTAACAGGAACATCCAGTTCTAACTTTGCAGTTACAGCAGTTACTCGTAACATTGGTTGCGTAAACGGAGACACAATACAAGAATTTGCTGGTGACTTAATCTTCTTAGGACCAGATGGATTACGAACTATTGCTGGTACTGCAAGAATTGGTGACGTTGAACTTGGTACAATTAGCTCTAATGTACAGTCTATATTTAACGATAATTTAGCTAGTGCATCAGAGTTTGACTCAGTTGTTATACCCGATAAAACGCAATATAGAATTTTCTTTACTAAAAACGGTACTGCTGAAAACCAAACTAAAGGTGTTATTTGTGTACTAAAAGGACAACAGTTTGAATTTTCTGAAATAAGAGGGATACGACCTGCCTGTACAGATAGTTTTGTTGATGAAGGTAACGTATTAGTTTTACACGGTTCGTACTCAAATGGTTACATATATAGGCAAGAGTCAGGTAATACTTTTGATGGGGAAGTTATATTTGGAAGATACAGAAGTCCCGACTTAACATTTAATGACCCAGGCATAAGAAAGCATATGCAGAGGGTTATACTTAACTATAAACCTGAAGCAGCAGTAGACGCTGATTTATTTATAAGATATGACTACGAAGATCCAGATTCAGCTAGACCTTCAGCATATCCTTTAGACTCAACTGATGTTGTTGCTATATACGGAACTTCATCTTATGGCGCACCTACTTACGGTGGTGTATCACAACCTCTAGTTAGGCAACCCGTTGAGGGTTCTGGGTTTGCTGTAGCTTTACGTGTTAATGATGGTGGTAATACAGCCCCATATTCATTAAAAGGGTTTCAGCTAGAATATCAATTAGGAGCAAGACGATAAATGGGTGACACATACACAAGACAGTCTACGTATACTGACGGAGATGTTATAACAGCCGCACACACTAATGACGAGTTTAATCAGTTATTAGCGGCATTTGCTGCCAGTTCAGGACACACACACGATGGTACTGCTGCAGAAGGTGGACCAGTAACTAAGTTATTAGGTAACACACTTACCTTTGGTGCAGGTACTTCAGGTACAGACATTACGATTACTTTTGATGGTGAGACTAATGATGGTGTTCTTAAATGGATGGAAGACGAAGATTACTTTGAGTTTTCTGACGATATACTTATTGCTTCTACTGAAAAGATACAGTTTCGTGATACAGCCATATACATTAATTCATCTGCTGATGGTCAACTAGATCTCGTAGCTGATACAGAAATACAGATAGCTGCAACAACTATAGACATGAATGGTGCTGCAGACATCTCAGGTAACTTAGCTGTAGGTGGTAACCTTACAGTTGCAGGTAACGCTACAGTAACTGGTACAACAACCTTTAACGGTGGTACACTTACATTAGGTGATAGTGCATCAGACAATGTAGTCTTTGGTGCTGACGTTGACTCAAACATTATACCTGACGATGACAATACGTATGACTTAGGTAGCTCCAGCCAAGAGTGGCGTGACCTTTACATTGATGGTACAGCTAACATTGACGCTCTTGTAGCTGACACTGCAGACATAAACGGTGGTACAGTTGACGGTGCAACTATTGGTGCATCTAGTGCAACTACAGTTAAAGGTACAACGGTCACAGCTACTACAGCATTTGTTCCTGGAACATCAGATGGTGCTACATTAGGTACAACTTCACTAGAGTTTGGTGATTTATTCTTAGCTGATGGTGGTGTAGTTTATTTAGGTGCAGATCAAGATGTCACCTTGACACACGTTGCTGACACTGGTATACTACTGAATAGTACTAGACAATTACAATTTGGTGATAGTGGTACATACATACATCAATCAGCAGACGGTGTACTTGACTTAGTATCTGACACAGAGATTGAGATAAATGCTACAACCATAGACATAAATGGTGCAGTAGATGTTAGTGGTGAGATAGCCGCAGCTTCATTAGACATATCAGGTAATGTTGACATTGATGGCACAACTAATTTAGATGCTGTAGACATTGATGGAGCAGTACAGTTAGATGCTACACTTACTATTGGTGCTGATGACCAAGGCTACGATGTAATACTTTACGGTGATACAGCATCAGCTAATATGACTTGGGATACATCAGCAGATGACTTGATCTTCAACGGTGCAGCAGGACTTATTGTTCCTGATGGGCAGTTTACTTTAGGTAGTACAGCAGTATCCGCAACTGCAGCAGAGATTAACTTAATTGATGGTGGTACATCAAGAGGCACAACTGCTGTAGCTTCAGGTGACGGTATCCTCATCAATGACGCTGGCACAATGCGTATGACTAACGTAGATACTGTGTCTACATACTTCTCTAGTCACAATGTTGGTGGCGGTAATATTGTTACAACGGGTGCATTAAACTCAGGGTCTATTACATCTGGGTTTGGCACAATAGATACTGGCTCATCAGCTATTACAACAACAGGTGTAATTACTGGTGGTACACTAGAAGCTACAACGGATACGGCTGCAGGTGATAATGCAGCAATAGGTTACACTGCAGCAGAAGGACTTATCCTTACAGGTCAAGGTTCAACCAACGATGTAACAATTAAGAATGACGCTGACACTATTGTTATGCGTGTTCCAACTGGTACAGACGATGTAGTCTTTGCTGATAATGTTACTATCTCAGGTGACTTAACTGTTAGTGGTGATACAACAACTGTTAGCACAACTAACATGGTAGTGTCAGATAACCTAATTGAACTTAACAACGGTGCAACATCTAACTCTAACGATAGTGGTCTTGTTATTGAACGAGGTTCAACAGGTGACAATGCTATCTTTATGTGGGATGAAAGTGCAGATACATTTGTATTAGGTACAACAACAGCTACAGGATCTGCAACAGGAAACATATCAGTCACTGACGGTGCATTACAGGCTGGTTCTCTTGACATCTCAGGTAATATAGATGTAGATGGTACAGCAAACTTAGACGTAGTAGACATTGACGGTGCTGTTAGCATAGATGCTACAACAACCGTAGGCACTGATAATAAGATACAGTTTAGAGATACAGGACTATATCTACATTCATCAACAGATGGACAGCTAGACATTGTAGCAGATACTGAGATACAGATTGCTGCTACTACAGTAGATCTAAATGGTAACTTAGATGTGTCAGGAACATCTACTCTGACAGGTAATGTAACTCTAGGCGGTCAACTTATTATGCCTGACGTTACATCTGCTAAGATACTAGTAGCTGATGGCACTAGTTATCAAGAGGTAGCGGTAAGTGGTGACGTTACCATAGCTAACACAGGGGCTGTAACTATAGCTGCAGATGCAGTAGAAGGCTCTATGCTAAATGATAATGTAATCTCAGGTCAGACTGCATTAACTTCAGGTTTAGCTACAGATGATGAACTACTAGTAAGTGATGGTGGAACACTTAAACGAATGGACGTTAGTGTCCTAACCACATTAACAGATGATAACGCTACAGCTTTAGCGATTGCATTAGGATAACAAAGGAAAGATAGAATGGCAAATACTTTTAAAGTAGTTAATTTTGCAGCCGAGCCAGCCAGTAGCGGAACTCCGTATGTAGTATATACTGCAGCTAGTAGTACGACTACAGTTGTTCTTGGTTTAATTTTAGCTAACATACATACGACAGAAGTTACAGCTACTGTAAGACTTGTAAGTGACACAGCTAACAGAGCCGTAACAAACAATACAGCAAACGGAACAAGTATAATTGTTAAAGATGCACCTATACCAGTTGGCTCATCACTAGAATTGATGGCAGGTAACAAGGTTGTGTTAGAAACAACAGATCAGATTACCATTGATTGTAGCGTAGCTGACAAACTAAGTGGTACATTGAGTATAATGGAGATCACATAATATGCCTTATATTGGTCAAGAAGCTGCTACTACGTACAGTACAAAATTAGCTGTACAACAGTTTAATGGAGATGGTAGCACAACAGCCTTTACATTAAATCAATCAGTCTCTGCTGACCAAGATATACTTGTATCAGTTGATGGTGTCATACAAGATACATCAGCTTACACAGTTTCAAATGGTACAACATTGACATTTAGTCCTGCACCCTCAAGCGGTACAGCTAACATCTTTGTGAACTATTTAGGTTTAGCAGTAGGTACTGTTACACACCCAGCTACACAAGGATTAACAGCAACAACAGGTACATTTACATCAGACATATCAACACCTACTTTAGGAACATCTAACTTTAGAGCAGGGGTAAATGCTGGTAACTCAATAATATCTGGTGGTAATTATAATACTTTTGTTGGTGATGAAGCTGGTACTGCTCAAACTGAAGGTGATAACAATGTAGCTTTAGGTTATGGTGCATTTAAAACATCAACTACAGGATATAATTCAGTTGTAATAGGAGTAAACGCTGGTGATGCAGTTACAACTGGTGGTCAAAATGTTTTTATTGGATATGACTCTGCTACAACAGCAACGACTGCGGCTGACAATACAGCAGTAGGAGATAGAAGTTTTAAATTAGCAACTACTGGGAGTAACAATGTTGCACTTGGAACTGTTGCTTTAGAAAACACAACTACAGGGGGTTCTAATGTTGGAGTTGGTTGGGGAAGTTTAAGAGCTAA